AGAAGCGGTGCGGTTGCCGGATTCGGCGCCGTACCAGGAGGCGACGACGGAGGTGCCGCGGCACTCTGCAGCCAGCCCGCCAACGATCCCGAGCACGAAATACGCGGCGACGAGCAGGTACGTCCCGGTAGCGAGCCGGGCGGCAAGGTTCAGCATAGTGAGGGTCCCTAGCGGGTGCGCGGCGGGGATCTGGCGGGCAGGCCCTCAGCCAGAAGCTTGTCGAGCCGGTCGGCGAGACGGTCGATGGCCTTGAGCACGGGGTCGAGCGCCTTGCTCACACCCTCTTCAGTGGCGAAGTGCTCCGCGGCGAAGAGCTTGTGGGCCTCGATGGAGCGGCGCAGCTCATCCTCCGCGATCTTGGCCCGGCCGTCGGCGGCGCTGATGGCGAGGCCCGCGTCCTTTTCGACCTTCTCGAGCTCGGCTTGCAGCCGCTCGAACTTGGCGTTGACGCTCACGCTGATGCGCCAGATCAACCCGCCGACGAGGCCTATGCTGGTGAGCACCGAGACGATAACGCCCCAGACGAGATTGATCGTAGCGAGGTCCAGCGTCATGCACGGCCCTATCGAACAGAGTGTGAAGGATGGGCGGCCCGAAGACCGCCCGATTATGATGCTCAGGCCGGCTTGTTTGCCGGGGCGAAGTAGACGACGCCAAAGGCGATGACGAAGCCGATGGCGGCATTGACGATCGGCACCGTGACGGAGACCCAGCCCGGCAGCGCGTGGAGCTGATCGGCCGGCAGCGAGATGTAGCCGTAGGCGGACTGCCCGCCCATGAGGCCGGCGCCGGTGATGCCCGCCGCAATGGCCTTGGAGATTTTCGCGAAGTCCATGCCCGTTCCTTTCAAGAACTGGTTGAGGATGAGGTTGATGATGGGGAGCGCGATGGTGTTGCCGAGCGTCCCCGGCTCGGTGATGAGCGGCTGGCCCAGACCGAGCAGCCGCAGCATTTCGTTGTCGACGGAGGCGACAGGCTTGCCGTCGGCGCCGGTGATGGTCTTGCCGTTGACCTGCCGCCAGAGACGCACGGCGGCGGCGCTTGCCGGGCCCAGCACGCCGTCGACCTCGAGCGGCGGCTGCAGGCGGTCGCCGAGGGCAACATTGAGCGCCCGCTGAAGCGCCTTTCGGTGCTCAAGCGTGTCGAGGTAGTGGCCCACGACGGTCTCCGATGATGTTGGGTTTTTGCCGGACGGCGCCGGCGCGCATGAATTGGCGGGCGGCACAAAGACCGCCGACCGGGTTAGGCGGTGATGTGCTTCACCGCCCACATGACGGCTTCCTCGACCTTGGTCTTGGCGAGCGACAGTTCGCGGCTGTTGCCGAGACCTTCGACGAGCGAGTGAAACTTCAGGCCCTCGTCCTTGATCGCCTGCATGTTCGCCTTCTCCGCCTCGGAGAGGGCGCGGTAGGCGTGGCGCATGGTGTTGTTCGCAGTGCGCTCGTCGGAGACGGAGCTGATGGTGTTGTCGGTCATGATGCTGCCTTTCTAGGTTCAGCGGGGTTTTGCCGGGAACCGCCGGCGCGGATTTCAGTCCCGACGCGTGGTCGGGGTCGGCACGAAGCCAGCCGGCGCGACCGGCGCCGACGCCGCGATGCTCGGCCAGTTGGTCGGCGCGGTCAGGGCATAGGACGCCGCGACGAGGCCGCAGAAGTGCGTCCACACCGCGCTGTCGGTCGTCGGGTCGCGGTGGCCACCGCCAGCCTTGCCGAGATCGAAATGCGAGCAGAAGCCAGCGCCCTGCCCGTGCTCCGCCCAGCGGCACGGCAGCCCGTATTTGTGCAGCAGGAAGGCGACGATATCGGCGGCCTCCTGCCACTCGCGGGCCTCGAAGCCCTTGGCGGCAAACCCGGCCATCTCGACGCCGATCGACCGCGAGTTGAAGTCGACCGCGTGCCAGGCCTTGTTGGCGAAGTCGACCATTTGGGTCACCTCGCCGCCGTCCTCGCGGAGCACGAGGTGTGCGCTCACCTGCGAGGTCTTCTGCGCGAACCAGTTGATCGATCCGGCATATGAGCCCTCGCAGTCGTGCAGCACGATGAGGTCGACCTTGCGGCCGTTGCGGCTCGAAAAGTTCGGCGACGGGACGTGCTTGAGCGGCGGCAGCGTGAGAGCCGTCATAGAAAACCTCCTGCAATGGACGATGAAAAGCCGCCATGCCCGGAAGCTGGCGATTGGGATGGTTGGCGGGAAGTGACTTGAGGTTGCCGCTATTTCCTGCTGCGGTAGAACAGCCATCCAAAGATGGTCACGCCCGCCAGCATCAGCAGCGCCATGACGCCGTGCCCGGTGCCGGCGACACAGCGGGCGAGATCGAGATCGGCGGGGATCTTCGGTAGCCCGGCTGCATAGGCGAGGTCGTGAGCATCACAGCACTGCCGCCACACGCCGTTGAACCAGTCGGTGCAGCCGTCTCCGGTCATGCCGGAAGGTCTTTCGCCGACAGCCATAGCGCGTCGATTTGCTCGGGCGTCATGCCTGCGGCTGTAAGCAGGGCCTCGTTGCTGAACAGCTCGTTGTCGCGGGCATAGAACGGGGCGTTGTTCCAGTCGTTGACCGCCAGCGCGCGCGTCGTCGGGTCGGAGATGTTCGCCATGAGGGCGGTCATCCACGAATCCGGATCGAGTGTGATCCCGCCGCCGATCAGCGCGGCGCCGATCTGCCGCTTGGTCAGGGTGTAGCTCGCGACCGGCTTGTCCTCGAGGGTGTAGACGACGGTCACGACGCCGGCCACCCGCTCGACTGTGGAGCCGGCCGAAATCTTGTCCGCAGGCACGCCCGGGTCCACGGGGACATATAGTTCCAGCGCCGCAAGGTCCTCTGCGCTCCAAAGCTGCTCGATGTTGAGCGGGTAGCGAACATCGTTGATCGCCGCTCCGGTCCAAGGCTCAAAGCCGTCAGGTGTCTCGTGATAGAGCATCCGCGTCCCCTAGGTGAGTGTGATTTGGCCCGCGCCGCCTTTGGAGCCGCTGTGCCGGCCACCACCGCCGGACGACCCCTGCGCACCGACAACGGCGACGTAGGCCGTCCCAGCACTGAGCGCGGCAGCATTCTGCTTCGCGTAGCCGCCGGCTTGGCCGCCGCCGCCGCCGCTGTTGAATGGAGGTGCGTAGCCGCCACCGCCGCCGCCGCCGGGCGAATCGCCGCCGTTGCCGGCAGAGTCGCCAGACTCGCTGGCGCCGCCCGCGCCGCCATTGGGGGCGTTGCCGCCCGCGCCGCCCTTGGAGGTGCTACCGGACGCACCGTTGGGCCCCGTCGTGTTTACGTCGCCGCCAGTTGCAATTCCTTCGCCAGACCCGCCGCTCCCGCCGCCCCCGGATGGTCCGCCCGAGCCGCCGTCGCCGCCGTCGACCGACATGCCGTTGAACGTGGTCATGCCGCCGTCGCCCCCGCTGCCGCCGCCACCACTGGCGCCGGCAGTTCCGCCGCCGCCACCACCACCACCCCAAGCCTCGGCCGTTGCGGTAAATGTGGAGAGCGGCGTGATCGTGTAGGTGCCGGCCACGTTGAGAACGAGCGGGCCGTCAACGTCGAGGTCCCACTCGGACTTGCTCAGCCAAGCTGGCGAAATGTTGAAGGCGCGCGCGCCGATGGCGCCTAGCATTGTGCCGCCAATACCGGGGATGACGGCCATTACGCCGTCGCCTTCACGAGGGCGGCGAAGATGCGGTTGGGCGCGAGCACCTGATAGAACAGGAGGTCTTCGGCGTTGGGGGCCGTCGAGAGCGCCGGGGCCGTACCGCCGCCAAACTCCCAATCGGCGTGGTAAGCCAGGGTGCGTGAGCCGGTGGCGTCCTGCTTGATGCGGATGACGCCAGACTGTCCATTCTTGGTGTTCGATGGCTGGCCGAGTGTGCGGTTGCCGGCGATGGTCACGCTCGCATTGATGAACGTGCTCATGTCGACAGCGATCGTCGTCCCATCGGTCAGCGGAACGGTGTCGGCGGAATTCCAGGTGCCGACGGCATCAAGGAGCTTGCTCGCCGTTTTCGCTCGGAAGTCCGCGGCGGCGGCGATAGCTGCTGCGGCGACTTTGGCATAGGTGACGGCGCCGTCGGCCAAGCCCGCGACGAGTCCGATCAACACCCACGCGCCAGCGCCGCCGTTTGCGGCCGCACGATAAATCGCGGTGTACGTTTCACCGGCCACTATGTCGCCGGACGCCACGTCAACATCGGCACCCCCGCTGATCTTGCGCAGCTTCTTGGCGCCGAGGCCATTGACGTTGAGCGTCGCCGCCCCGGTGTTCGCCGCACCCGCCACCCAGCGCAGCAGCACGCCGATGCCGATCTGGCCTTCGGCCGTTCCATAAGCCGAGAATGGCTGCGCTGCGGTGACGGTAATGGCGTTGCCGGTTCCGCCGACGGTGTTGACCGCGCCGACGTCATCGAGCCATCCGGCGACGTTCTGCTTGTGCTGGCGCATGCCGTCGTTGACGGTCGCTGGGTCCTGTCCTTCGGCGGTGTTCCAGCCGCCCGTGGTCGAGCTCGACGCCTCGGCGGTTTTGTAGTCGTAGAGGGAATTGGCCATCTAGTATCCATCCTGCCAGCGAGTGGAGTTGACGACGGAGGTCGGGAGCTGCGCGCCAGACGACATTTGCCGGGCGAGCGTGCCGATCGGTGCGTCGCTGCCCCGGTAGTCGTTGGAATTCGTGGATGCGGTCGGCTTGGTCAGCGCCGCGCCGCCACCGGTACCGCCGAGCAGCCCCGCGAGGCCGCCACCATCGCCACCCAGCAGCATGGCCAGCAGTCCGCCCAGCCCGCGCGGCGCGGCTGCTGGTGCGGCTGCGGGCTGGGCTAGAGCTACGGGCTGCGGAACCGGCACGGTGGGCAACCGCACCGTCTTGGTGATGTATTTCGGCGGTGCAGCCGGAAGCGGCGTGATGTTCGTCGAAGGCGCATAGCCGCTAAAGGCGTTCTTTTGCGCCTGCGTGACGATGTCGCCGGTCGAGGTGTATGCCTCCCCCGCCTTGAGCGCCGGGGTCTGGCTGGCCTGCCAAGCGGAATAGGCCGGGTTGATCACCTGCGTCGTTTTGGTCGTGTAGGATGGATCGGCGACGAGGCGCGACATGTCCTTGAAGTCGTCGGTGTACCCGCTCGGTCCCGGGATGGTCTGGTTGATCGCCTGCAGCGCGGCGGAGCCAGATCCGTTGAGCGCTGCCGGCCGGCTCGGGAACGGGGTCGGCGCGACGAAGGCGGCCCGCCGCTCATCGGGGGAACCCGAGGTGTTCTTCTGCAGCCCATCGATCGCGGCCATGGCGCGGGTGACCGAGGCAGGCACGACACCCGCTGGCAGCGCTACATTGCCCGCCTGGGCGTCGGCGGTCTTCATCGCCCCGCCATTGGCAGCGAGCGCCTGCAGGATCGGGCTGGTCTGGCTCGCGCGGATCGCCACGGTCGGGACCGACAGCGCGTCCGAGGGCACCCACGACGTCGGCGAGGCCTTCGCCGGCATCGGCGTCGGGCCGGCAATAACCTGGTTGGTCAGCGGATCGATGCGCAACGTGCTGACCGACCGCGACGTCAGTCCGCCGGGCAGAGCCGGCACGGCATTCGAGAGTGGGTGATCCTCCGACACGAACGGCACAGCGCCATTTGCAACCGACGCCCCCGCAAGGATCGAGTTGGGAGCGAACGAGGGCGGCAGATCGTAGCCGGGTCCCCAATTGTCGGTTTCCGGGCCCCAATAGCGCGAGGTCGGCGCCGGGTGATCATCCAGGCCACCGGCGAACGGCATCAGCGTCGAGACGCGTGGATCTGCCCTAGGCAGCGGCGGCAGTGGGGTGGGTGCACTGGCAGCCGGCTCGTCGGCATAGGCCATGACGGGGCGCGGGAACGGCGTCGGCGCCACTTGGTCGATTGCGGCCAGTGCCGACTGCGGCTGGTTGCCGAGATAGTAGATCTGGCCGGCAATCTTCACCGTGCCATGCGGCGCTTCCCAGCCCGGGTTGACCGACGCGGCATGGAAGTAGAGCCCGCCATTGGTCGGGTCGGCGACCTTGCCACTGACAATGTCGCTCCACGCCTGCGCAGCCTTCTGGCGAACCGAGGCCATCTGCTGCGCCTGCCTCGATCCCGAGCCGGGATTGCTGTAGCCGTCGAACTGGCCGGACTGCTTCACCACGGCGTCGGGGGACATTCCCCACTGGTTGGCGCGATTGGCGATCACGGCGGCAACGGCACGCATGCCCTGCACGCTCGACCCGCCGGCCTCGGCAATAATCGTGTCGATGACCGATTTCGATGGTCCGGCCATCAGGGAGCGTTCCTCGTCGCAAGTGCCGCGTTGGTGCCGGCCACGGCAAACCGCCCTAGGCGCTGCCCGATGTGAGCGCCGACGTACTTTGCGTTCGCCGGTGTCGCCTTGATCATCAGCAGGCGGGCAAGGCCTGGGTCGAGCAGCGCGTCTCGCATCAGCTCATCCATCTTTTGAACGCCGTTCTGGCGAAGGGTCATGACAACATGCCCGACCACCGGGGCCGCGAGCGCGCCAACCGGCCCGCCGACGAGCCAGCCGCCGCCGCTCGATGCGGCTAGTGCCAGCCCCTTAATCACGCTCATACCCACGGTGTCCCCGGCCTTTGCCGCCAGCACGTCCTGGGCGGTGTTGGACTGGCCGGGCAGCTTCACGCTCGAAATCGAGCGATTCGACTGCTGCAGGCTCTCAGCAATCGCATCCATGGTGCGCAGCTCGTCGTCGCTGAAGCCCGCCAGCCGCAGGGCGCCCTTGTTCTGGGCAATGAACGTCTGCAGCTGGTCGGACTTGATGGTCCCAAGCCCGGAGGTAGCCGCCTCAGTGTTGCCGATGAAGCGGTTGATCAAGTAGTCGGCCACCGCCTTCCGCAGGCCCTGCTGCGCATCGATGTTGCTACCGATGGCGTTGCGCAGCTGCGTCATCTGCCTGATGGCGTCACCGCGACCGAAGATCGAGCCGACAACACGGGTGATGTCATGCGGGTCACTGACGCCGATCAGCTTGCCCAAGATGTCGCGCTGAGCATCGTCGAGGGCAATCTTTCGCTGCGCAGCCACGTCCGACAGCGCGACTGCCGCCTGCTCGGCGGTGGTGACGCGGTTCGACAGTTCGGGAAGCCCCCTAAGTGCATCGGCGTACTTCTTGCGCCATGACGCCAGCTTGCCGGCATCGAGCACGCCATCGGGGCCCATGGCCTCAGCCCGCAGCCGATCGATGGCGTAACCCTCTACCGCCTTGCGAGCGGCTGGCGCACCATTCGCCCGGAAGTAGGTTTGCAGGCGCTCGAAGCCGCCCGGCCCCGGCATGAACACCCGTGAGGCCACGCGGGCGCTGTCCATGTTATAGGGGGCGTGATCGGCCGGCCGGGCAAGGATCGGCCCAAGCTGGCGGTTGTCGAAGGTGCTGCCGCGGTTGCGGGTCGCAGCGGTCGCCACATCCAGCCGGCGCTTGGCCGCCGGATCGAATGGCCGCATCTCTTGTTCCGGCATTGGCCGAGGCGTATATTGGTGCAAGATCGGTGCCCGTGCTAATCCAGCGTCTTCCCCGGAATTTTGGGAGGCGCCGGTGACAGCGGGGGCGGTCGAACCGGAAGCCGCTTCAGGACTGTGCACCCTGGCGCCGATCTGCTCTCCCAACTGATCCTGATGACGACGACCGACCGTCACGATGCGGTAGTAGTGCCCATCGTCGACCGGAGCGAGCTCGACCACGGCAACGCCATGCGTGCCGTTGTTGAGCTTGGTCAGCAGCAGGCGGCCGTCGTAGCCCCGGTGCATCCGGTCCCAATGAGCGGCAACGTCGGTCACCATGTCCCAGGGATCTCGGTAGCCGAGGATTTCGGCATCGGCGCGATGGACGACATTGCCGATGTGCTTGAGCTCGCCCCGGCGAATGCGGATCGGCGCCTCGCCGCCCTCAGGAACGAGAGCGCTCCCCAGGTCGGGCTGGCCCGGCTTGAGCGGCACGAACACCTGCCCATCGCGGCTATGGTAGAAGTAGGGATCGCCGGCCGGCTTGGCCCGCAGATCGTCGATCGTCAGGCTTTCGGCCGTTCGTCGAGCATTTTCCGGTAGTCTTTGATCGCCCGCAGGATTTCCAGGTCGCTCGTCTCTCGGGCCTTTTGCTCCAGATACGCGAGGAAAGGCAAACGGTCGGCGACCGGCATCGGCTCCAGCGTCCGAGCCACCATCATAGCCGGCCGCTCGCGCGCTTCTGGCGGCGAAGAAGGCGTCCTGCCATTGTTTGATGCGATGCTCAGCGGTCGCCTCAAGGCTCATTTCGCCACGCGCCACGGCCTGCTGCTCGAGCTGGACCTTGTTGACGACGGCGTTTTCGAGATCGTCCTCAATAGCACTGCGCAGTTGAACCAGTCGAGCCCAGGCCGGCGACTTGCCGTGGATGCCTCGCTCGTCGGCGATCGCCTGCGACACACGGGAGCGCAGCGCGCTCACCTCCCGGAACGGGAGCGCCTGGTTGTTCTCGATGCCGTCGAGCGACTGGTAAATCGCCGCCTCTTCGCGGCCGAACGGCGCGGCAAGCTTCGGCGTCTCCTGCTGGATACGGGCCACAGTAGAGCGCGTCGAATTCGGCGACAGCACCAGCGTGCCATCGGGATCGACCGCCTGCCACAGCGCACGCTCTTTCTCGATCGCCGCCGCCCGCTTGGTTTCGAGGCCCGTGCGCAAGGTATCGCCGGCATCTTCCGGCCGCAGGGCACTGCCCAGCCGCGCATCGGCTCCCCGGGCAGAGTTGCGAGCTTGGTCCAGCGCCGCATTGGTATCAGCATCGATCTGCGTCAGGCGGCGTCGAACCTGCGCTGCAACGGCATCCGGCGACCCCGTGGCCTGCATTCCCTGGAGCGCTCCGACGCGGGCCCCATTCTGGTCGGCGCGGCGCTGGTTGAACACCGCCGGGTCCTTCGTCTGGGCCGCGCGCTCCATCGCGCCGATCCCCATGTCGCCCGTCTGCTGGAACGTCGTCGGGTCCGCGCCCGGCAGCGGCGTCACCGGGCGCTCGCCAATGCTGCGGATCACCTGGTCGGGATCGGTCGCGCCGTCGCGCAGTTGGCGGCCAACCCCGGCTTTCTGTCCGCGTGCGCTGAAGGGCTCGAGCATGCGCTTGCCGAGTGTGACGCCATTGCGCCCGAGCGTGGGCAGCGCAGTCACCCCGGCAGCAACCGCGCCGCTACCGATTCCGCCCAGCATCGCCGCCAGCGGCTTCAACGGCTCGGGGGCGGCATCCATCGCGCCCTGCGACCCGGCGCCAGCCACCGCCCCGCCAAATGCGTTGGCGGCCGTGGACGCCGCCCTGTCAGCCCTGCCGAAGAGCTGGCTCATGACCGCAGCAGCACGCTCGCCAGTATAGCCCAGCCGGGGAAGCACGCCCACGATCGCTTCGGGCGCCACGGCGAGGCCCGCGCCGCCGCCGGCAGCGCGCAGGATTTTGTCCAGTTCATCCTGAGGAATGACCTGGTCGGGATCGGGCGTGCCTACCGTGTTCTTGAAGGCATTGGCGATCCACTTCCTGCCGAGGATGTTGCTATCGGTCGGAAGGGTGTTCTTGTCGAGCGGCTGGCCGGTGAGCTTGTTCACCCCGATGACGACGTCGTTGATGACGTTGCGGGCGGCATCCGAGGGATAGCCGAGTGTGCTGTAGATCGCGTCGTTGAGGCCGGCGGCGGTGTTCTCCACCCGGCCGGTGCGGAAAATCGGCTTACCGGAGGCGTCCTCCAGATTGGTCGAAACCTCCTCGCCCTTGCCGGGCGCGAATCCCGGAGCGCGCGCAGCATCAGGCGCAGGTGTCGAAGGTGCGCCCGTGGGCGGGAACTTCTTCTGGATCGCAGCCTTCATCACGTCCGGCGTGGTGCCGTCCGGGAACGAGGCCCGCGAGCCATCCGGGAGGTTGACGAGGATCGACATTATTCGAGCTCACCCGTCGAGGGGTTGTAGGTCAGGACCTTGCTGGAGGGTGCGGCACCGCCCGAGTAAGTGGGGTCATTGTCGGGCGCGAAGACACCGCGCTCCGCCGCGTTCTTGATCGCCTGCACGTAGACGCCGAGGCGCTGCTTTTTGTCGGCAACAGCCTGCGGGTTTTCGAACGGCTTGGGCGTGATGCTGTCGACGATCTTGCGCACCTCGCCTTCGGGCGCAGCCTGGCCCGAAATCGCGTAGAGGTAGCTCTGCGCGATGTTGGTGACGGCGTTCGAGGCACGCTGATAGTCTTGCGACGTAAGGCCGGCGAGAGGCTTGGCGCCGAACACGTCGACCCCGTTCATGGCTTGGTCGCCGCCGTTGCCGAGGGCCGAGTAGATCCCCGGGTTCTTGCTCGTACCGTCGCCGATCAGCAGTAGAGCATCGGGCGTGACCACCTGCAGCAATGAGGTTGCGCGCACCTGCGCATCGGTCGGCTTCGCCGCGGCACCCTTGGTCTTTACGGCGGGGTCCTGCGGCCCACCCGGAATTGGCTCCAGGCTGTCGCCCTGCGAGGTCCAGCGGAACCCGCTCGGGGCGCCTGCCCGCGCCGTGGTGGGTTTCTGCCACAGCGTCTGCACCGAATTGTCAGGCCCGATGCTCAGCAGGTTGCCATCGACCACCTGCAGCTTCGGCTTGTCCGGCGCCGCAGCGGCGCGCCACTTCCAGTAGGTGTCGCCCGGGTCCGGTCCTTCGGGGTCGCCGACGAGATCGGCAATCTGGCCCTCGCCCTGATCAGCAAAGAATTTCGCGTATTTCGAGCGCAGCGCCAGTTGGTCCTTCAACCGAGCCTGCCGGTCGGCCTCCGCCTTCTGCGTCGTCGCGTAGGCGTCATCGGCCTGCTGCGCCGCTGGGAGCGCGCTGAGTGCATTGGCGACCCCTTCCCCGAAGGTGCGCCCGGAGGCGAGGCCTGCACCGAGCGAGGCGAGAACATTGCGGCGCGGCGCCACCCAGCTCGAGAGGTCGGGAAGCGGCTGAGCAAGAAATCCGGCCATGCGGTCCTCCTTTAGGCGAGCGACAGGGCGCCGAGGCCGAGCCCGGCCACAGTCTGCCACCATGGCGTGCTCGGCTGCGTCGTCGTGGTGGTGGTGCCAGCCACCGACGCGGTACCGCCGAGAATGGAGCTGAGCTGCGCCAGCAGGTTGTTTTGGGCGTTCTGGCCGGTGCGCTGGTTGAGGTCGTAGTCGCCCTGGCGCTCGGCGCTGGCATCGGCATCCTGCGCCGCGCCCACGGCGCCGTAGACCGAGGATGGCAGCTGCGCCGCCGAGAACAACTGCGGCAGTGCCTCCGCCGCGTCTGTCTGCCGCTGCTGCTCGTAGCGGGTATTGTCGAGCTCGGCATTGCTGCGCAGGTTGCCGATGGCATCGGTCAGCGCATTGACGTGGACATTCGAGCCGTACCGACCATCGGCGCCGATCGAGGCATTGACGTCTGCCGCCGTGCCGTTCGCCGCACGGTCGAGCGCGGCTTCGAAGTTGGGGTCGGAATTGTCGAGGTAGTCGCCCGCGGCCACCTTGCTGAGGCTGCCGATGGCGCCGTTCACCCCCGATGCGAAATCCGGGTTGCTGGCCGCCCCTGTGGCCTGGGCCCAGGCGCTGTTCGTGTTGGCGCCTGGGGCGACGTAGAGGCTCTGGTCGAAGGTATCGGGACCCGCCGCCAGCGAACTCTGCACCCCGCCCAGCAGCTTGTTGATGGTGTCCGTCACATTCTTGTTCGACGGAGCCGAGGAACTGCTCGAAGTCGTCTTTTCGTCGCCCATCAGAGCACCTTTCTAAGTCGGTTCGGCACGTCGTCGACCGGCAGATAATCAGGGAAGACCCGCGACCAGTCACGGCCGCCGATGTAGTTCTCGACACAGCCCGCCGCTGCGAGCCGCCGCTCGAGTTCGGCCATGATCGCCCGCATCGTCGCTACCCAGCGCCTCGGGCCACCTGCGACGTGGCCGGCGATGTAGCTGGAGAAGCATTTCACCTTGCCGTCCTCGTCGAAGATTTCGAACACGAGGACGCCTTCAACGCCCGGCGCCTCAACGGCGAAGCACAGGCATTGTCCGATCATCAACTTGCTGAATACCTGCTGGATCGCCATGCCGTTGGGGCTTTGACGAACGGCGGGCGCGAGCATGGTCCCAAGCCGCTCCCACTGGTTGAAGATTTCTTCAGCGCCGAGAGGACGAAACATCATGTGCGGTGCGGCGGATCGACGTAGACGCCGGTGAGATGAAGCTGATTGCCCGCGCTCGCCTTGGCGCGCACCTGCCAGCCCGGCAGCAGCACGACGGGCACGCCGTGCAGCGTGATCGGCTCCCAGATCTCATGCGCGGCGAAGGCCCGAAGATTGCAGATCTGCACAACCACAGCTCCCGAGCGATCGGTGATGTCCAGGATCAGCGTGGGCGTGCTGCCGGCCACTTCGGACACCCGCAGGCCGACCAGCGTGCAGCCGTTGTTTCCTGCCGTCAGCACCGCGGCATAGTCGGTGTCGGAGAGTTGCAGGGTGAGCGGTGCTTCCCGCCCCGTGTTGGCGAAGGTGAACAGGCTCATCGCGACCCTCGCTGATTTGCCTCAAGGTGGTCGAAGCCGCGCATGAATGACCACGCGGCGCCGGCTGCTGAGCTGAAGCGCAGCGAGAACAACCTGCCGGCCTCGTCCACCGGGCAGAAGCCGTCCTCGTCGATCCCAACGGCCTCACCCCAGGCGAAGGCATCGCTGATGCGCTGCTTCACCCCAAGCTGTACCGTGATGCCGTCGGCGCCATCGGTATAGGGAACGGCGCCGGTGATGCGCTTTCCGGTGCCGTCGCTCTGTGCGCCTGTCTCCAGCGTGGCCGGGAGGCTGTCGCCCGACATGAAGCCGAATTTCAGATCGGCGTCGTAACCCGCAAGCCGGGGCTCTCCGCCTTTCCATGCCCGACTGTCGAGTGGATAGGGCAAACCGTCGAGGGTGCCGAACTGGCCGAGCTCATCGAGGCTGTACCCGGGCGACGACATCGCGATCAGCGCGGTGGTGTCAATCGCCACCGGCACCCATTCGAGCTTGTCGACGTCGACCGCAAGGATGTCCTTGAACACCGTCTCGCTGATCACCGAGCTTTTGCGGTACCGATAGAGAATGCGGTTGTTCGATGGATCGTAGGCGCCCTGCACCGAGGTGAGTGCGCCGCCGGCCAACGACTTGATGAAGGTCGCGCTGACTTTGTCCTTGCCGATGGCCTCGATCGATTGGCCGTTGGTGCGCTGAAAGCCGTCCGTATCGACAAAATAGGCCCAGCCCCGAGCAATGACGATTCCGTCGGTGCCTTGAGCGCCGACGCCAGTAGCAAGCAGATCGGACGTAAAGATCGACCGGTCCCGGGTGCGTGACAGAACGCGGATAGCATTGCGCTGCAGCACCACCGCGAGTGCCGAGCCGAGCTCGCCGCCACCCAGCAGATCCTCGCCCTCGGGAAATTCCTGGTAGGTGTTGGAGGCGTCGCCGCTCCAGGTCGCGCCGTCGTTGATTGCGCTCGTCATCAGCAACCTGTTGTTGCCGTCACAATCCAGCGCCGCCAGCGTGTTGAAGAGGACGATAAGGACCCGCGCTTTGGGCGCGCCGTCGACCGCGACCACATCGCCGCCGCTCTCGACATTGTAGCGCAGGATGCCGTCGGACCGATTGGTGAAATAGACGAAATCGCCGAACTGCTGCATCGACCAGTTATCGCCGGTCGGGACGGCATAGCCCGAGCCGATCTCCGTCACCGCCCCCGACGCCGAAACCCGGAAGAGCTTGTCCACCGTCCCCACATAGTTCTGGTACTGGCCGGAGCGGGTCACCACCGAGACCGTGCCGCGCTGCACGTCCGGCAGCGCATCGGCGGTGTCCAGGGGAGCAAAGCCGGGATGCGGCCCGTAGGCGACGCCATTGCCATCGCTCTGCAGGATGGCGTTGAGGATCGTCAGCGAGACGCCCGCGTTGGTTTCGGCGAGATCGGGGCGATAGAGGCCGATCGGGATCATCTGTCGCCGAAAATGTTGTAGCCGCGGCGGCTGCCGCTGGCCATCTGCTGGAGCCCGCTATCGACGCGCAGCATACCGCGACGGCCAGCCGCGAGAATGTTGGCCACTTCGGGCACGGACTCGGCAAGAATGCTCTTCCACACCTGCCCGTTTGCCCACGCCTCGAGATATCCGGCGCCCCACATCAGGGTCGCGGCCAGATACACATCGGGGTGGTTTTGCAGCAGCCAGTTGGTGGAGTTGTCGTCGGTCAGCGCGAACCGCTGCTGGAACCGGAAGCGGAAGCCATATACCTGGTCGCAGGTGCGATCGAGCTTGAGGGCCGTCTGGCTGTCGACGGTGAACATTGTCGGCGCGCCGGCGCCATCGACGAACGCCATATTGTCCGCGGACTGCATGGTGACTTCGTCTTCGTCACCACCACCCTCGGGCGTGAACCAGAGCGCGATCGGTTCGACCATTGCTATGGCGCTGATGTCGATCTGGCGGCTGCCCACCACGCCTGTCAGCGCTGCATCGGTCTCGGCCGGCCCCAGCAGGCGGTTGAGCTTCGCCTCGGCCAAGGCGATAAAATCGGCCACCTCCGCCACGTAGGTCGGGCTGCCAGCACGGCGAAGCCACGAGGCTGCCTTGGTCGCGAGGTCGGCCTTGGTCGCTAGAGCCATGGTTCACCCTCTTTCGTTCCACCGGGCTGGCGCATCAGCCATTCATGGAGATTGCCGGGATATGCCTTGTCGACGCTGTGGTGCGTCAGGGCGAGATTGGGGATGAGCCAGATGTCGCCGCATTTGTCGGTCCAGCGCTTCGAGAACGCGTAGTCCTCGCCGTACCAGACGCCATCGATCGCGCCATGGTTGAAGAGGTCGACTGACGCGCGGTAGCGCGGGCCATAGATCAGCTCGGGATAGGCGGACATGAATTTGTCGACCGCCTCTGCGGTGACCTTCAGGAAGCCCGCAGGCACACGGCTGGCCCTGATGCAGCCGCCATCGCGCAGCTCGGGCCGGCCGGTGGCATCTGTAAACCACCCGCCCATGTACTCGGGCTCGTCTTTCTTGAAGCGGTAGGTCCCGGCAACAACGTCGCCGGGCATGGTGATGAGGTTGAGAAGGTCGCCGGCCGCCCACGACAGATCGTAGTCGATGAAGACCACGATTTCGGCGCCGCCATCCAAGGCTTTCCGCAGCATCGTCGCGCGGGCGCCACTGATGTACGGATTGCCGATCTCCTGGACGAACGAGCATTCGATGCCGGCGTCAGCCAGCAGCGGCGCCGAAGCCGCCAGAGCCTGCTTATAGGGCTCCGTGACGCCGGCAAGGCTCGGGGTGCAGACGACGACCTTCACGGGCGTCACGCCGTTGTGCGAATGGCGCCGAGCGCGACGAGCGCGTTGCTCAGCTCGAGCAGGATCGCGGCGGTGTTCGACGCCACCGACACGTAGGACGATGCCGAGAGCAGCGAGGAGGCCAGCACGGTGGACGAGCGCTGCGCCACCGGCGTCACGCCATAGAGCGAAATCTTGTCGGACGCGTTCTGGCCGAACGAGTTGCCGTCGTCATTGCCATCCGAAAGCTGACGGACAGTCATGGGGTGTTCCTTTCAATGGGAGGGGAAGAGGGCGGCAATCACCGCCCTCTCAGGATCACGGCGTGCCGGAGTACCGGATGGCCAGGCGCGGATCGATGCACTTGCGGCCGTAGAGCACGTCGAGACGCCATTTCTCGACGTTGTTGATGCCGTCGTAGACAGGGATGAGGCGGATGCTCAGACCCTTGTAGGTCTGGCGCGAACCACGATCCCCGACAGCCTGCGGCATTTCCATCGGCACCATCGCGAGGGCGAACGCGCCCTTGGCGAAGAGCACGTTCTGGCGGTACGTCGCCGCGGTGCCCGACGCCGGCCCGATCAGCACGATCGCGCGGCCGTCGAAGTTGCCCGAGTACGTCACCGTCTGGTGCGGACCGGAGGTGATGATCGGGGGCGACACGTCGAAGTCGGTGTTGCTCGCCCCGTTGGCGTTCGTCGTGGTGTCGGCGAGAACGACGAACTGCTGCAGGATGCCGGTCGACTGCTTGGTCTTGGGATTGACCATGTAGACGCCGTCGATGGTGAACACCTGCCCCTGCTTCAGCGTCTTGCTGGTCGCCCAGCCGTCGGTAAGCAACGTCTGCTTCCACGTGTTCTTGACGGTATCGTAGGTCACTTCCTGGGCATTGCCGTCTGTCAGCGGAGTAGTGTTGTCCGCCGTGCCATAATCCTGCGCGGGCACCACCTGGCTCATCATCGTTTCGACGTTGCTGAGCTGGCCGAGCGCACCGTTGCGCAGGGCGCCCTTGGCATCCGACTGGATGTAGACGCCGGTCAGCGAGCCGACCATGCGGGCATGGTCCGTCGGGTTGAGGATGGTGTTGCGGCTGTCCTGCGGGATGGCCATGTGATCGGCACGCTCGACGGCAAGCTGGAAGTCGGCGAACGAGTCGACCACCGAGTTGGGCGTGCCAACGTAGTTGTACACGTAGGGCAGGAACTGCTGCATGCAGTCCAGCGCCACGCCGTTGACGATGGTGGACACCGCCGACTTGAGGAAACGCTCGTCGAAGTCGGAGATCGAGAGCGTCATGTCCTTATTGCTGAAGCTGAGGTCCACGCCCTTAACCTGGTCGACGGTGAGGTCGACCTTGCCTTCGATGGACTGCTGCAGGTTCATGACTTCGCCGTCGCGAAGCACGTAGTCGACCGGGCGGCGGATCGAGATCGTGTCGCCCTTCTTGTAGCCGTTGACCTGGCTGGTGAACTCGTCCTCGTAGGCACGGTGAAACAGGCCGATGATGCCGAGTTCGTTTTCGAGGCGGGCGAGAGCGCGTTTGGCGATCACGCTCGGAGTGAGAACGGTGGTCATTTGGTGGTTCCTTCGGGCTGATGCCCGCTATGGGATGAGGATCAGCGCCCGGCCGCCCTGCTCTCCTGCTCTTTCTTGAAGAGCGCGGAGTGCTCGGCCATGGACATCTTCTCGAGGGGCTTGCGGCCCGCCGAGGTTGCCCTGGTCGCGAGTGTCTTGAGGGGTTCGGCCGGGGTGCCGGGATTGGCGGCCTTGCGAGCCGCGGCCTGCTTCTTGATGAGCTGCTCGCCCAGATGAGCGCGATGGAGGAGCTTGTAGAACGTCGGCGACCAGTTCTTCTTGATGGTCGCCTCGTCTATGCCCATCTCGCCCGCGAACCCGATCAGGGTGTCGATCTGCTCTTTCTTGAAGCCGGGGATGTTCTTCTGCGCGAAGGCCGTGGTTTCCTCGACGCGCTTGGCGAGGTCTCGCTGCGCCGTCTGAGTCCTATCCGCTTCCGCTTTGCCGATTTTCTCGTCCAGAACGGCCTTCTGGTCCTTGAGCAACTGGAAATTGGTCCAGTGATCATCGGTCCCGATCGGATCGGCGCGGCGATGCGCCGCCCAATCCTCCGGGGTCAGCTTGCTGTAGTCGGCAAGCGCTTTCGTGATGCCGCGAAGCTGCGCGCGGCTGTCGAGTTCTTCGTCCGTCGCCTTCAGGCGTTCCTCGATACCGGCTTCCCGGGCTTCGAGTGCCTTCTGGCGTTCGGCGACGCCCTGGGTCTTCTTGGTGTAGTCGCCCTGCAGCGCCACAACCGCCGTCTTCAGGCCCTTGGGGACCTGGTACTTCTTGAAGCCGAATTCGAGCTCGTCGAGCTCGTCGTCGTCCTCGTTGTCCTGACCGTCGGCGCCGAGGATTTCGTCGGCAAGCGCCGGATCGATATCGTCGGCGGTGTCGGGCTGCTGCTCGGTGCCGCTTGCTGCGCTCGAGGTATCGGGCAGTGCGGTCGGGTCAGCATCAATCTCGTCGTCGGCCATGACGAATTCACTCCTTTGGGGGTTGGTGAAGGCGATCAAGCCTGCGGCGGCACGGCCGGCGCGGGCGTTGAAGATGGGTCGGGCGGCATGACACTCGCCAGCATCGGGCCCACGGCCTCGATGCGGTCGGTCTGCGCCTCGAATTGCTTGGTCTTGGCGTTCATCAGATCGATGGACCTGTCGGCCTTGAGGCCGGCCACCTCATCCTGCAACTGCTTGATGAGCGCCTGACCCTTGGCGATGAAATCCTTCATCTGGGGCGGCAGGCCGCCGTCCTCACCGAGGGCCTGCGGCGGGACCATGCGCTTGAGCCGTTCGGCCATCTCGTCGGCACCGGGCCAGTCGAGCTTCTTGGCCAGCAGATCGCCGACCAGCGGCGCCACCTGCGGGTAGGCCTGGATCAGGTTCATGATCTCGGTGCGGGCTTCCTCGCGTCGCGTCGTGTAGCTCGGGCCGCTCGAGACGGTGAGATCGTATTTGCCGAGCGTCAGGTCATGGATCTGCATCACCGGTTCCTGCGCCGGCTGACCATCAGGCCCCGCCACGGGCTGACCATTGGCGTCCACTTGCGGCTGCATCACAGGCTGGCCGTTCGGGTCGGTTTTGGGGAAGGCCTTGTTGATCTGGACCGGACGCTCCTCACCGTCGATCCCACGGACCCGCACGATGCGCGCCGCGCTGTAGTAGTGGGGGATCAGGTCGATCAGCACGCGGCCGGTGTGGCGGATCGCGCGACGCTGGTTGTCGGGCAAATGGAAGGTCGACACATCCCCTTCCCTCTGCCGCGCCATGATCGCGCGGCCGCTGGTTTCATTCGAGCGGGCGCCGAGGCTGGCGTCGTACATGCCGATGACGGACTTGATGTCGTCACTGGCATTGAGCGCTTCCTGCAGCGCGCCTGCGGCCACACCACCATCGAGCTGCTGCCGCTGGGGCGTGACCGCCGCCGCTTGGCCACCCACCGTGACTGGATCGTATTCGAGATACGGATGGCTCTTGCGGTTCGCCGTCGCCCAATTCTTGGCGTCCGAACTGAAGGCGCCCTTCAGGCCGATGTACGGGGTGCGCGGCGCCAGCGCCACCAGCTCGGTCGACGCACTGCGCCAGTAGTTCACCATGGACTGCGGGTCCTTGGCGTCGTGGATCAGCGAGCGCCGGTAGACCTTGCCCTCGATGTCGAATTCGTCGCCATACACCGGGATCAGGGGGATGAAACGCCCCGGCCAGTCGCGAGTATCAAGGATTTCCGCCCCCGACATGAACTGCTGGGTCACCTTGTGGCTCTTGGTGACGCGCTCGGCCTTCACCTCGACGGCGCCGGCTTGCACCAGCGCCTGCCATTCCGGGTCGGTCTCGAATTCCTTCTTGTCGATGACGAGCCGTTTATCGCCAGCCACCACCAGCAAGATGGGCCGGCTCACCACTTCGCGCGTCCAGCGCTCGGCGACGATCACACTGTCACCATCACGCCAGCTCGCGCCGCCCCAGGCGTCATGATCGGACCAGCTGACCTTGGCCTTGTCGCCCCACTCACGTTCGAACTGCGCCTCACCGAGGCGATCGGTCACGAAAGCGATGTTCCAGTCGGAGGAGTCGACCGCCTGACTGTCGGGGTCGCCATAGACGGAGAACGGGTTGCGGATGCGACCGATCTTCAGGTCCATGTCGAAGCTGTCGTCGTACGCGTAGTCGGCGAGCACGCGCCAATAGCCAAAGCCGTTGTTCACCGCGCTTTCGATGCCGGTATCGTAGGCCACGTCGGCGTCGGACGCATATTCGATATTGCGGATCAGGTCCCCGATCACCTGCGCGGTCTCGGGGTCCGCTTCGTCATCGACAGGGTGAACCTTGATCGATGGCGCGTTCTGGCGGGCATCGTTCACTACCTGGCGCATGAACGCCGGCAGCTTGTTGATCGTCAGCGTCGGTCGGCCTTCGTCCTCACGCTCCTTGCGGACGTTCTCCGGCCACTGCTCACCAAGACGAGCGAACCGCAGATCGGCGAGGCCATCCTCCCGGTTTTCGCTCTCGGCGTCGGCGCACCGCTCGAAATCCTTGCGGGCTTCCTCGAGCTGGTCATCGGCTTCTTTCGCCATCGAATCATCCTTGCGGTGTTACGCGCCCAGCCAGCCGCCGGCCGAGCTCGATCCGCGGTAGTCGCGGGCCGGCTCTTCCTCACGCGGGAATTCGAGCAGAATGTCCTCGTCGGCCAGTCGCGACAGCGCATCGAGCATGTCGTCGTGGACCGGCACCGGGAAGGTTTTGTACTCGTCGTCGAAGAAGACCTTCACCAGGTCCTCGCTGCGGCCCTGATAGTTCGTCCGCATCGACGTGGTGGGCATCAGGATGGTGCCCTGTTCAAACTTCGGGATTAGGCGCCGGATGCGATCGTTCTTCGCCATCGGGCCGCCCAGCTCGGTGATCTCGAACCGGTAGACCTTGCGCTCCATCTCGGTCTTGATGTGCTCGATGTCGGCCTGCATGCCGTACCGCTCATAGCCCACCTGGTGCGGCCGGAAGCGGCGGTGCAGCGCAAACAGCAGCTCGGTGCGCTCCGTGAGGTTGAGGCGGTCGCGCACGATGTCGAGCACGTAGATCTTGAGGTCGAAGTTCAGCCCCAGCACCCACATGCTGGTGTAGTCGCTGCTCCTCTTTTTGGCGTTAGCCGGATCCACGATGATGATCTTGCGCATCAGCGCGTGGTCGACCGGCGGCGCGTAGTGCTTCAGCCATTCCTCTTTAAAGCCCTGCGTCTCGTCCGCCTTCGGGTCGAGCAGCATCTGGCAGCCGAACACGTACGGGCCCATGTCCTTGCGCTTCTCCGCCAGCACCTCGGCGGTCAGCAGCACCGGCTTGCCGTCGACCTGGCCGTCTTCGGTCGCGGCGTGGATGCGTGGCTGCACCGTGCCGCGCTCGATGACGGTGCGATAGCTGTCGTTGAAGTGGTAGCGGGTACCGATGAAGCGACGGACACCGCCGCGCGCGCCGAGGTTGTAGCTCAGCACCAGCGCGTCGGTGGTCTTCGCCATCATCTCCGGAGTGCCTACCGACTCGCGGGTCACGATATCGTCGTAGTTGAGCACCCCGAAGTGCTTTGACGTCGGCTGGCCATCGACGACGCCCCACGCCTCGATGGTCGATTCCTTCGGGTTCGTCTTTCGCTTGACGACAATGCCGTCATCCTCCGACCACTTCGGCGCCTCCTTGCGGGGGTTCTGCCAAAGCACGTCGTTGTAGAGGTCCTTCAGGAACTCGTTACCCTCGAACTCCCGCATGATCTGGCGCAGGAAGCCCTTCGCGATCGGTCGGGTGTGCGAGAAGATGCCGACCGTGATCTCGGGATCGTTGAGCACGTCCTGGATCGTCAGCGCGAAGGTGATGATCGTCGACTTGAAGTGCTCGCGCGCCCACAGATCGAGATGACCATCGGGCGAGGCCTGCACCTCGCGGCATCGATCGAAGCACCAGTCGTTGTCGGCGTAGCTCGCCTTCAGGATGTACCGGAGCAGAAAGTAGAGATCAGTCTTGCCCAGGTTCCTCAGGTGCTGTCGGCGCTCCGCTTCCGAGAGCTGCTGCAACGAACTCAAGAGTGGCTGATACTGCGATCTCGCCGTGATGGGTGGTGTCGGTCTCAATCGGCCCGCCGTTCTTTCCAGTGACCTCGCGACGGTTCGTGTAGCTTTCGCCCATCTCCTTGGCCGCCTGCTCCATCAGCGACGCGGCGAGCACCATGTTGCCCTTGCCCTCGGCTTTCCCGGCCATGCGGTCGAGGGCTCGCAGGCGCACGGCCCGATGGCTGATGCCGATCGCCGACGTGTCCTCGAGGAACGCCTTGCGGGTTTCGTCGAACAGGGCGCGCCACTTCTTGCCGAGCCGCGCGCTTGCCTTCTTGCTGGGGTCGTACACCTCGACGAGCTGGCGCGAGATCGTCTCGTCGAATTCGCGCTTGACCGCATCGACAACCGTCGTCGGCGTGTCGAAGCACGCAAGCGCCTGCACGATGAAGGTTTTGATCTCGTCGCTGAGCCGTGGTTCGAATGCCATACGAGGTCAAGCCCGCGTCAAGCAGCGCGCGCGAGGCAGGTGCCGCACGCTTGGCTGATGTGGGCAGCGGCAATCGTCGGTCCCGCCTTGGTCGCTTCGATCAGTTCACCGATGCCGGATGCCGCGCCGCCATAGCGCCGGGCAACCGAGATGAACTCCTCCAAATCGTGTCCGCGCAGCGCGAAGATCGGCTCGCCCGTCATCTTGCTGAACTTGGGCTGGCCGAACTCGTCGCGTTCCTGGCCCGCGTGCAGCAGCTCGTGCTCGATCAGCGCGCAGAAGGTGGCGTCGCTGGATTCGGCGGCGTACTCGGCATCTATGGTGATCACGAAGTCGGGCACCAACCCAAACCAGTCGAGGAGCTGGCGCTCTACCTTGGCGCGCGACCACTTCCCGCCCGGCGGCAATCCCATCTCGCACTGCCCGACAATGCGGCGGCCGCGGCGCGCGTTCTCAACGTTCGTCCACAGCATGCCGATGTCGGAGCTGCGCAGATGTGCATGCTCCTCGTTCTCGAGTTCGCTGCCTTCGTCGATGAAGGTGGCGCGGGCCCACGCGAGCAGTTCAGGCGCAGGCACGAAAACGGGCTGGCCCGGTGCATCGAAGACGCGAGCGGGCGGCATAGGCCGGTCCATGGTTGATCCTTCTGCGACTGCTCAAGGCTTGGTCGCGGCATTGGCTATGACCAGTCGGCTTTCCGGTGGCGGACTGGCAGGATGGTTGCAGGCAAGCCGTAGTCGCAGCAGACGACGCGCCCTTCGAACATGCCGAAGTGGCTGGGCTTGAGGTCTCGGTCGAGGAAGGCAGGCAAGGTCTCTGGCAGTTGCGCCCTGGTGATCGGTTCGACCCGCTTCTGCAGCATGACCAACCCGTGGGTGGAGATTGCGACGCACGGCGCCAGCCAGTCGGCGGCCTTCCGGTAAGTCGAGGTCTCCACCCACATCCGGTATTCGTGCGGGTTCTGGAACAGCCCGGCGGGGTCTTTTTCGACCTTCACCACCAGCGTCTCATCGAGCTTGCAGACGAAGACCTTGCGGCCCACCCCTTCGCCCAGCAGCACGCCGCACATGAGGTCGAACGCTTCCTCGAGCGCGAAGGTGTTGGCGTCAATCATGCTGGCTGAGCGACCCTGCCGCCGACGCCATCGAGCAGCCGACGCACAGCATCCAGCCATTCGCGGAACTTGCGTGCGCTCATCGGTGCCTCGCTGCCGGGTGAACTGGTTGCGGCTGCCGGAATTGCACCGACGACCTCGTGGTTATGAGCCACGCGCGCTACTGCTGCGCCAAGCCGCGAAACTGTGGTGGATACAAATTCGGCGCCGGAGGAGGTCAACTCCCGGCGCCGTTCTTTGCAGTCACGTCGTGCAGCATCTGCTGATTTGCCTAGCGCTGGCCTGCCGTCAAGCAAATTCGACGTTTCCTGCATTTATGCGTGTTTTTCAATATGGCCTGCTCCAGTCATGACCCCTCTCGATCTCGGCGCGCAGCTCAGACCTCGATCCCGGCAGGTAGCCGAAATGGCGTGCCAGATCGGTCGCGATGTCCATGGCCATGGCCTTCACTCGCTCTCGTGCTGCGCCCCCTGATCCCATGCCCAAGGCTACGGACACCTGCCGGATGCTGTGACCGTACAATGCCAAGCGCTCCGCTATCGCCACCCGCACCAGACCGGGCCGGAGATCGTCGTCGTCCTCGCCTTTGCGCTGCGCCTTGAGCATATCGCGAGCTGATCGGTGCTCTGCCCGCGCCATGGCGCCAGCCTCGGTCACGGCGTTGACCAGCGAACTGTCGACCTTGGCCTTTTCGTAGTCCACAGCCTGGGCGCCGCCGAGTTGGCCTTCCTCCCCGGTCTGCCGAAACATGGCGACACCGCGCTGCTGGAACTCGTCCAGACGCAACATGGCGTAGCCGCCGAGCCGATCGCGCTGGTTGACGACGGCGCCGCGGTAAGCGTCGCGGTGCAGCACGTCCAACGGATCCCCGCCGGCATGCTGGGCGTCATCCATACGGCTCAGCAGCAGCTCGCGCGCCATCATGGGGTCGGGCACGACAACCGCCTTGGTGATCAGCACAGGGCGCTCACTAGGCGCTGGCCGGCCACGCTCGGGGACGCGCTGTTTCGCCATCTGCCGAACGATACCGGCGGAGCGCTCGGTGCCGCGATAGACGTCGCCGCGGTGGCGGGTGATGATCCCCGCGGCCAGCAACTCGTCGAGCGCCGCTTGATCCGTATGCCCTGCGGCCGGCGTCCACTTCCCCCGTTTGCCCCGCGCGAATCTGGCGAGCACCAGGTTGCGCGCCCCGGCGCTCAACTCGCGCTGGACGCCGTATACGGTGATGCCGAACTTGTCGGCCACAAACTGCGCTACTTGGGTGACCTCGGTCGGGCTGACACCGAACACGCCGCTGCCGCGCCGCTGCCCCGACCAACGCCGATCGAGCACCCGGCGGAGCTTCCTCGCGCCAGCCTTGTCGACGATCACCGCCGCGACGATCGGCGATGGAGCCGCACGACGCGATGAACGATTGAGGCGACCGATAAGGGCGTCGACCTTGCTGGTGGTGTTCATGCGCACGCCAGCGACATCGCTAGTGAAGTAGATCGCGACCATCACGCGCGCACCGACGGCGCCGCCACTTCGACGATCTTGAGCCCGCTGGAACGGCAAGCCTGGATAGCGCGCTTCAGGCCAGCCTCGTCAAAGCCGCTGCAGTGCACAGTACCGATGCCATAGGTCCGGCGCACGAGGTACCATCTCCGGCCTAGCGTGTTCGCGGTCCAGAACCACTCGTAGCGGTCGACGATCAGCTTGCTGGCGGGTGGCTCCCAATGCAGCAGCTTCTCCGCCATCGCGCGGTCGTCTGCATCGAGATCGGACATCGGCGCAGGCTTGTCCGCCCAACCGCCAACGCGCAGCCGCGCTTCCATCGCGTCGAGGTCGGAGACCTGGGCGGAGGTGGGAAGGCTTAGCAGTTCCATGAGTGACCTCACTGTTTCGAAAACGGTGAGGCCGGGGCAGGTGAAGCGGCGGTGACGAAGTGATGACTGATTTGCGCGCCAGCTTCAAGCGGGTTTCGTCAAAACCCACCAGACGACGCCCTCGCGCGCGGCGCAGCTCGCGAGGGAAATCGACCCGGCGAATGGGCGGCTGCTCGGGAGTGCGGGTTTTGCTCGAACCCGAGCCCGCTGGCGCGGCTTTTGGCTTCGGCTTGAAGTAGCCCCAATGCGTCAGCCGGCCGAGAGGCTTGGCCCCGTGGGTCTGATCTTGACCCGCGGGGCGCGTCGGGAACGGAATGATCTTGGTCATGCCGCTCTCCGATCTCGGTTCGCGCGGGCCGCGGCATGCTTGCACCGCATCCAGCCCCAGATGCTTCCGAGCAGGAAGAACTTGATCCCGGCCACACCATAGCCCACCCAGAATTCCCAGCTCATGGCCGCTTCCTCCGCTCGAACTGCACTTCGTAGGCAACGATGTCGTCGGGCCCGCCGTCGTGCGACCAGTTCAAACGCCCGGCCGGCGCGCTGAGGATGCGAACAGCCGGCGGCGGCGCTGCTGGACCGCGATAGGTCGGCCGCACCTGCGTGTAGGCATCTTCCGGGCATTCGCCGCCCGCCCATGGCTTCAGGTCGCTCATGCTGCCTCCGCCAACTCGATGGGCCGCCAGTGCGTCGGGCCAGCGCCGTCGTGTTCTGTCCATGTCATCGAGCGGTCGGGCACTTCCCAGATGCCCGTCGGCTCGGGCTGAAAGAACGCGTTGGAGCCAGTCGGATTCCAGCGCATCGGAAAGCACACCTCACCAGGGCATCCGACCTCAACGATCGTGCCGTCGCGCGGGGCTGTGTCGATGGATCGCCATTCGTTCGTCATGCTGCCTTCCTCCGTTTGCGCGCCTTGCGGAACCAGGTGCTGGCGATGGCGCGATAGATCGGCACCCGGTGGGTTTGAGCGAACGCCTTGGCATCCGCGTCGATGGTCAGCCGGCAGGCGTCTACGGCCTGCCAAAGCATCTCGGGATCGATCTCTTCGAACTCGTTGTCGGTGAGCAGCAGCTCAGCCGCCTTGATGTGCTGCGTCGCAACCGGCGCGATCTTGCCCTTCGCCAACTGCTCGAGGATCTGCACCGTGCGGCGGTCACCCCATTGCCGGATCAGCGCGCCGATGGCGCCCACGGCGATGGTGTCGCCTTCGTGGTATTCGCCCCTGCTCTGCGGATAGCGGCAGACGGTCATGCCGGCCCGGCGGGCGATATCCACCACCAGCTTGGCATCGGCGTCGCCGGCAGCGTGCTGCGCCCAGAAGAGCTGCAGCGCGGAGACGTTGCGGCGGTCGCGATTGATGCCGACGAACACTTCGGCTTCGGCCGCGGTGCCATCGGCCTCGACGATCACCGCCGGCACCACGCTGATGCGCGGGTGGCGCTTGGCCGCCTCGAGGCGGTGCTGCCCATCCGGCGTGTGGAACCGGCCGCCCTCGGCTCTGGTCAGCACCAGCGCCCCGAACGAGCGCCAGTCGAACCATTCCAGGATGCGCTGCACCCGGGCCTCATCCAACTCGCGCTGATAGGTCGGGTCGATGTCGATCAGCGTCTTGTCGATCCAGTCGAGCACCGGCACTTCGCCGGGATCGCGGTATTGGATTTCGTCGTCGGTCATTCCGCGTCACCCTGAACCGCAGCGAGCACCGCAGGCGTCAGCCCCACCCTTTCCGCCAAGGCCGCGACCGGCTCGTATTTCGAATTCCAGTTGATTCCGAGATGATGCAGCTCGCGCGCCTTGTGGTAGGCTTCAAGAAACAGCCCGCGGTCCACCCACGCCTTGGTGCAGACGTGATTGACCAGGTTGAGATCGAACTGGATGGCCGCGATTTCGATGAAGTACGGCGGCCCCATCAGCTTCGGGTTGGCTTTCGCCTCGAGATAGAAGTTCGTCACTCGCCATTGGGCGTTGCGCCATAGGACCTCTTCCCCCGGCTGCAGTTCGTTGTGATTGCGGCTCTGGTCCTGCTCGTCCCATGTCGGATCGAAATCGAACATTCTAAAACTCCGTTTCAGTTGCGGCAGCTTGCCGATCGTCGATGTAGCGGCGGTCCCATAGTCCCCGGTCATGCGACGAGTGGTACCGATAGGTTTTCTGGTCGAACCAAAGGCCAATCTTGCCTTCGAAGTCCCCGTGCCGCTGCTTGGCGATGTTCATGATCACGCCCGGCTTTTCGTCGAGCTCGGCGCGCTCGGCGTCGGTCTTGGCCTTGGCGAGGCGGTCTTCGTGGTCGCGATTCCGCCAAAAGGTCAGGATGTTTGCCGCGTTGGCTCCGATCTCAGACGCGCCCTTCACGTCCTCGATCTCCGGCGGGCCGTCGCCCTTGCTGCCCTTGCGGGCGTGCGCCACCAAATGCGTGTGCACGGCGTGCTTCACGGTCCAGTCGACGATGGCGAAGACTGCCTTTTCCTGGCCGGCATAGTCGTCTGACGCGATGCCGAGCCGTAGCAGGCTGTCGATCACGAACATGTCGCAACCGTACTTGGCGCGGGCATAGTCGAAGATTTCGAGCAGCGGCTCGACCCCGGACTTTCCGACCTTCTCGTAGACCAGCAATCCAGTGTCGAGGAACGCGAGGATGCGCTCGACATACTGCCGCGTCGGTCGGTCGACGTTGCCCGCCTGTTTCACGATGCGACGCAGGGTTTGCGCCGGCGGCATCTCGAAGCTGGCAATGCAGATCCGAGCGCCCTCGGCGATCCAATTGGGGATGCAGTCGCAGATCACCTGCGATTTCCCCGCCCCGCTCGCCCCGGTCCACAAGGTCAAATCGCCCGGTCGGAAATACAGCTTGCCTTTGATTTTGCGGTAGGGGGAGCTGTATCCCTGATGCTCGCCCGGCTCTGGCCAGAACAACTTCGCCACGCGGTCCGCGTAGTAGCTGGGCTGCTGTAGACCCTCTGGATCGAGGCTATCGGCCGCCTCGACGAGTTGATCCATCTCCGCCTTCGCCACGCCGGCGACCAGGCATTCGTTCGCGTCTTTGTGCGGCAGTTTGAGGCGGAAGCAGCGATGGCGACCGAGACGGCCGGCAATCTCTTCCGCCGCCTCCTCGCCGACTTGGTCCATGTCGAGCGCGAGGATGATGCGGTCGAAACGGTCGAAGCGTTCGAAGTCGTTTTCGATCCACTTTTGCTTGGCGCCCTTCCCGCCGCCGAACGGAACCGACAAGGCCGGGTAGCCGTACGCCGCCATCGACAGCGCATCGATCTCGCCCTCGCAGATCACGACCATGCGGGCGTCGGCCGGGATCGCGTGCCAACCCATGCAGATCGGCTCACAGTTGGCGGCTGTAGGCACCGGCTTGGCGCCGGCCACTGCCTTGCGGGACTTCGCCAGCGCCAGCGTACCGTCGGGCAGCAGGAATGGAAAAATGATCTCGTCGCCGTTGGCCGCGATTTTGTATTTCTCGATCACCGAGTCCGGCAGGTTTCGTTCCTGCCGCAGATAGTCCAGCACCGTCGGCGTCGGCGAGGTGCACTTCGGCTTCGGTGGCCGCGTATAGGACGGTCGCGGCTCCCGCTCGGCGATCGGTCGGCTGACACCGAGCCAAGCCCGCGCTTCGTCCAGAGCCTCAACCAGCGTGCAGCCCTTCACCGCCTTCCAGAGGTCGATCAGGTCCGCGCCGGTTTCGCTGGCCTGGAAGTCGGACCAGACGCCGGCCTTGGCGCCAGTGAGGTGCACACCGAAGCTCTGCCCCTTGTCACCGGCCAGCGAGCCCGCGCGCCATTCCTGACCGACCTTGCGCCCCCCGGGCAGCAGATGCTCTGCGACCGACTGAGCCCTGTCCGACAGCATCCGTGAGATCGTGCCAATATCGTTCATCGCAGGCTCTCGTAGATTTCGGCCTCGCGGCGCTCACGGGCTAGGTCAACGGTCCCGCGCATCACTCCGCCGATCCACTCGATGGGGCTCGATTTTGTCGAGGCCGTTCGCAGCGTCGCCATCGCCTCGACGAGATCGCCGTGGTGATGTTTCCGGAGCTTGGTGATGACGCCGCCAGCAGTCTTTCCGAGAAGCGATTTGCCGTAGGCGTAGACCTCGGCCTCGAGCCCCCTGCCGGCTGATGGCGAAGCTTCAATCGGAGCGTTTTCGCTCCCTCGAAGAGGTTCTTTCTCTGCTTCAATGTTTTGAATGTTTTCTGCTTTGCGTCGCGCGCGCGTCGCCTGTGCGTCGTTCTCTGCGTCGTTGTCCGCGTCGGCGGGCAATCCGACTTTCTGATATTCGCTGTAGTTGCAGATAGTTATGAGCGTCGTTTGCGCGTCGCTTTGTGCGTCAATCATTGCGTCGATTTTCAATCGCTTCAGAAACCGACGAACACGGGCTTCTGACCACTGCCATTTCGCCGCCATGAAGCGCGTCGCGTGGGCCAGCTGGCCTCGCTGCAACTCGATGGTTGTGAACCGGGCGCGTATTCGGCGCGGGCGCCAAGCGGCCTCAGCTAGAAGCCACATCCAGGCCTCGCGCTCGGTGAAGGGCTCGGTAGCAAAAAACGGGTGATCGAATAGTCCACGCGAAACCGCGAAGACGCCGCCGGCCTTCATACCCGCTCAACCCCCATGACGTCGGCGAACGCGTTCCAGGCCGCCACCAGCGCCGCGGCGTGCCGCAGGTTCGGCTCCGTCTCGTTGGCGCGGAAAGCGACGCGATAGGCGTTGAACGTCGAGCGCTGCGGCTCGTCCTGCAGGTCGATGACCTGCGCCGTGCCCAGCAGGTGGGTGGCGTCTACCCCCTGCTCGGACAAGACTTCATCGCTCTCGAACCTGTCGGTCGAACCCATGGCATGCTCCGTGATGAAAATGCGACCAGGGGAAACTCTGCGCCCGCTTCATCCGCCCCGGCCGGCCCGCTAGGGCAACTGGTTGGCGATGTCGTGGGCCGGTGCCGAACCATCGTCGGCGGTCAGGTGCCGCGGGTAAATGTCGGGACGGAGCCGATGCCGCGAGACGCCGCTCAGCGCCTCGACGGTCAGCACGTGCTCGGCGGGGAGCCCCCGCTGAGTTTTGTTGAGCCAGGCCCAAACGTTCGCCTGGGAGGTTTTCAAGAGCCGCGCCATGCTGGACTGGCCGCCGACCTTGCTACATGCTGTCTGGAATGCCGTGTTCGTCATAAGCTGCGTGGCTATCACAACATTGCTTGTTGTTCAAGCCTTAACCAACAGGCACATTTGTGGAGCATCCTACAGAAATTCCTGTTATTAAGTGGCTCTACGAATTGACGCTGGAAATGTCGATGACTCTCGCTGAGCGGATTTTGGAACGGCGGACCGCGCTTGGCATCAGCCAGGCGGAGTTGGGTAGAAGGGTCGGCGTGACACAGCAGGCCATCATGGGCCTGGAGCAAGGCCGCGTTCAGTCCAGCCGAAATCTGGTGCAGCTAGCGCGAGAACTTGGCGTCACCCCCGATTGGTTGATGACTGGTGCACCCGATAACAACGTCACCGCCTTTGCCACTCCGCCACATCCTGCGGCCGATGTCGACTTTCGCTCCCTGCCCAAGGACGTTCCCGTTCTAGGCAATGCTGTTGGAGGGGACGATGGCGATTTCGAATTCAATGGCCAAACCATTGATTATATCCGCCGTCCGCCGGGGATAGCGACGCTGAAGGATGTGTTCGGTCTTTATGTTGCCGGCACAAGCATGTACCCGCGCTTCGAGGAAGGCGAACCCGTCTACCTAAGCAGCGCCCGACCGCCGGCGCTGGGTGACTACGTGGTCCTCGAACTGCTGCCTGAGCGCGAAGGCGATCCGAGCAAGGGATTCATAAAAAGGCTTGCGCGTCGCACGCCGACGAAGATCGTCGTGGAGCAGTTCAACCCACCGCGCGAACTGGAGTTTTCCCGAGACCGGATCAAGGCAATCTTCCGGATCATCCCCATGGCGGAGCTCGTCGGCCTTTAGCCTGCTTCCCGTGAAACAATTTACCTTGTTGACAGCAACAGCGTTTGTTGTAATTTGATCCCAACGCAAATCGTTGGAGATCGAAATGCCTGCACCGCTTATCGCCGATATCCGCAAGGCCAAGGGTATCGACCAGCAGACCCTCGCCGCCCAAGCCGGGATTTCCCGGCCCACACTCACGAGCATCGAGCAGGGCCGTCAGGTCCTCCTCGGCGAGACCCGCAACAAGATCGCTGCCGCACTCGGTGTCGCGCCGTCCGACCTGACCGAACAGGAGGCGGCGCCCGCGCAGCCGGAGCATCCCTGGGATCGCGCGCGCCGTCTCGGCAAAGAGTTGAGCGAGACGCTGCTCGAGGTCGAGAAGACCGGCGAGCATGGTGGCTTGCTCGTCGCCGTCGTTCATCCCGCCAACCGCGAATATGCCGTCGGGTTCGCCGATATCGCCAGCTACGACCTCGGCTGGTCCAAGGTCCGATCGATCCTCGCCGCAGATGGTTCGCTTAACGAGCCAGAGGCGACGGCGGATGAAAAGCTCGCTGAGTTGGCCGAGAACGATTTCGAGCCGTTGACGCAGGACGCTACCGACACCGACGTCGTCCCCACCAATGCGTATGTCAGCGAGCACATCATGCCGCCGACTCGGCTCGCCTTGGTGACCATGTTCAAGACCAAGGCGGAACTCGTTGAGACTTGTCGTGCGCTCAACGATGACAGCCCCGAGGGTCCGGGCGAGGACGGCAACCTCCTAACCAGCCTAGTCGACGGGATCGACTTTGCCCGCAACTACCACAACGGCATGGCGACGCTGTGCGCTGGCGCCCACGCTCGCCTGATGACGGCAGTGGCAGTACTGGCCACCGAGGAAGGCGGTGCGGCATGAGCACCAGCTACAACCTCGACGATCTTCATTCGGACATCGGCCATCTCTATCACCTGATCGACACGATCACGGACACCATGTTGCAGGAGGTCTCATTCGAAACCGCCGATGGTAAGCGGGATCACGGCGCGGATCGGGTCAATGCATTGGCCTGGGTCGCGAGGGACGTCGTCGACACCATCAACACTCAGATCGAAGCCAACTACACCACCCTCCGCTACGGTGGCGCCTCCGAAAAAAAAGAGGCAAAGCCCGCGCGGCCGAACGCCGCCACTTCGGAAGCAGTACTCACCGGAATGTCGATCTACGACCTGTATTGCGCGATCAACGCGATGGTGCTGGTACGGCAGGTGATGAACCTTGAATGCTGCGCTGCGAGCGGCGGCAAGAATCCCGCGCTGCACGAATGGTCAGAGGATCGTCAGAACGAACTCGACGCCCAGTTGGAGCTGCTCTTCGCCGAATTGGATCGTCGGCCCGATGCGGATGACGACGACCGCTCCACTCGCAAGATGGCGCTGCATCGCGCCTCCGGCCTGCTGGGAGGGCGCCCGTTGTGAGCAGCAGTCCAGAGTTCGACATCGAGATCGCAATCCACGAAATCGAGAAGATGGCGGAAATCGCCTGCTGCCTGATCGAAGCCGCCGACGGCTCTGACGATGGTCAGCGGGTCGTAATCCCCGTGCATGAATTCGATCGCATCGTCTGGACGATCCTCGAAATTGAGCGCCGCGCCCACCTTATGAAGGAGGGATACCAGCTCTCGGTGGAGGCGGGGCGCTCTGATGCCTGACAACCTCACCCTGCTCATCGCGGCCTATAAGGCCGGCGTCGCCGACTACAACGCCAACGCTCCGGACGATGATGACGAGGCGGCCGATGCTTATGGCCTCGTCAGCTACGGCCCGCCCATGGACGCGCTGCGGGCGTTCACCGGCAGCGCCACCAGCCATGCGGAGGCGCTGCTCGCCCTCGACACGGCCCTTAAGGAGATGAACGACGGCGACTACGAAACGGCCGTCGTGCTCATCGAAGCCGCATCGCTCTTCCTGCGGGAGGTGTGCGTTGCTTGACACCGCCAAACTCGACACGCTGGTGATCCGGCCCGGCCTCACCATCGGCGATATCAAGGACGACAAAGAAGCGCTGCACGACGCCGTGACCACGCTGGAGATGGAAGTCTCCGACATCAAGGCGCAGCTCGCCGGGGATATCGCTGTCCCGGCCTCCAGCAACCCGGATTGGGCGCGCCGCGCGCAGGGAGCGCTCCGGGGCAAGGTGAAGGCGCTCGCCACAGTGCGGGCGCTACTGGGAGGGATGCGGCGCCAGCGCCAGGCAGAGGCCGCCAAACAGGCCAAGGTCAGCGGGCTTCTGCCACGCCCTGAGCGCGACCAACGCGCCAAGATGTTGCTCGACACCATCCGCGATGAGCTCGGCGACGCCGAATTCGACCGGCTCAAGGCAATCGCCAAGGAACGGTATCCGGTGCTGTTCGGGGAGGTGTCGTCATGAGCGCCATCACCGACGCCATCGCGGCACACAAAGCAGCGTGGACCGCGTTCCAGTCGGCGATGCCGGCCGATGCTGCCCAGGCCGAGGATCGCGAGTGCGAGGCGCTGGTCGACCTGTTGAACACCCCTGCGGCAGACGTCGCTGACCTGGTGGCGCTCGGCTCGCATCTACGCTGGTACGTCGACGAGGAACCCGACCAAGCCGGTGCGCAGGCCCGGGCCATGCTGTCGGTGGTCGAGGTCGCGGTCGGCGTCCTAGCCCCTGCCAGAGCACTCCTCGAGGCCGTCGAGCACGACAACAATGGCTCGGTGGTCGGCGGGCAGTACGTGGGCGGCAACGGCGGGCTGCTGTCGCGCGAGACGATAATTACAGGCGATGCGCTACGCCGGGTGCTGGGCAAGCCATGAAAAACCAGCGCGAATCGACCGAGGGTTTTCGGCGAGGGAATCAACCTCAAAGCCCCGGCCAACCTGAGGTTTCTCGGTGCGAATCGACCGAGAGGGAATCGACCGCCCTTGACGACGAGCCCCTGACCCTTGCCGACGCCTGCGAGGTGCTGTTCAAAGGCAAGATCAGCCCGGCGACGCTCAGGGCGGAGGCCGGGCGCGGCCGGCTGGTGATCGAGCGGGTCGGCCGGCGCGATTTCGTCACGCGCGCAGCCATCAGGGAGATGCGCAGGAAATGCGAACTGGCCCCATCGGAAAAGGACCGCGGCTCTGGCTCCAGCCCCAGCGCGAACGCAACGGCACCATCGAGCGCTCGGTCTGGATCATCCGAGACGGCACGACGAAACGCAGCACGGGATTCGCTCCTGGTGAAGCTGAACAAGCTCAGCAGGCGCTCGCCGAGTACATCGCGGAAAAGCACCAGCCGAGCCGGGGCAACGGTGATCCCGCTGAAGTCCTGATCGCCGACGTGCTCGCGCTCTACCTGCAGGACATCGTGCCCGGCCACTCCCGGCCAAAGGATACGGAATCGCGCCTCCGCCGCCTAACGAGCTGGTGGTGCGATCCGGACGCCGCCGAGCTCGACATGAAGGCGCGCAAGGTCATCCACCAGCCGATGACCGGCACCGTCGCCGACATCAAGACCGCCACCAGCACGGCCTATCGAGGCTTCGTCGGCGCGCCACGCTCCGCCCGCGTGGATCTGGAAATCCTACGCGCCGCGCTCAACCACGCCCACGCCGAGCAGTTGCTCGACCGAAAGGTGGCGGTCCCGCTCCCGCCGAAGTCCCTGCCCCGCGAACGCTGGCTGAGCCGATCCGAGGTCGCGAAGATGGTGTGGGCGGCGTGGCGCTACCGTCGCGCGGAAAACGGCCGCAGCGGTGCCAAGGACGACTGGGGCAGCCGGAAGCATCTCGCCCGGTTCATCCTGATGGCGGTCTACACCGGCACCCGGAAATCGGCCGTGCTCAACGCCAGCTTCGAACGCGCCTTCGGCCGGGGCTACGTCGACCTCGAGGCCGGGCTTTGGCATCGCCGAGGTGCCGGCATCCGGGCGACGAAGAAGCGTCAGCCACCGATCCCCCTCCCCGCCCCGTTGCTGGGCCACCTGCGGCGCTGGAAGAAGAACGGCCAGAAGTTCGCAGTGGAGTTCGACGGCCAGCCGGTCCAGCGCATGGACATCGCCTTCCGCCGCCTCGTCGCCGAGATGGAATTCGAGGGTGAGAAGGTGGTGCCACACACCCTGCGCCACACCGCCATCACCTGGGCGATGACCAACGGCATGGACCCGTATGCGGCATCCGGTTTCTTCGGCCTCAACCTGCAAACGCTGCTGGAAAACTACGGGCACTTCCACCCCAGCCACCTGCGCGAGGCGGCCGAGGTGATGGCCCGGCCGCGCCGGAAGGCCTGA